AACTTCGACTTCTTCAACATACTTAATTTCTTTAGTCTTGGGAATAACAACCCAATCACCACATTTGAACTCTCTTCCCATAGACATAAAGTATAAAAATTAAATACGACTTAATCAACCTTCCATCTTGGATTTAATTGTAGCATATTCACCAAGTGTAACTGTTTCAACGTTACCAAGAATTAGACTCTGACGAAGAATTTCAAATGGAACGTGCATCAAGAAATCACGTCCGTTGAAAGTTGTCAAATCTTGCTTCAATTCCAAACATGAATGAATCATAGTCAAGAAAATCTTGTGCTGAACTGCATCTTGGTATTCCTCGTTTAGAATCTCGCCGAACTTTGGATGGATAATTTTAACTGTCTTCATTGTGGTACAAATATACAAATATTTTCCGTACCACCAAAATAAGAGCAAAAAAAAACCTCAGTATTTTTGGACTGAGGTTAAGGAAGGTGTAAATACGTTGAGACTACACGTTTTGAAGACCCGTCTTTCGTGAGATTATCCAGATATTGGTTCCTCACATTGTCCACTACGATTGCCCGTAGTATCGAGTCAGTGTCGGTAATTTAAGTTCACCACTCTTTTCGTTAAAACCAACTCAACCGTTACTCTACTCTCTTAAGCCTTGCGAGCTCACTAAGGGATGGCCGTCCCACGAGGTATTTCGTGATTAACATAAGAGGACTTGCGGTCCGCCTATGACTCCATTAGTCCGATGACCTGAAGTGTTAGACACCTTTCAGTTTCAACGCCCGAAGAACTTGTGCTTTGTCTTTATTTTCATATAAAGTTAGCTCTTGTGGATAAATGGACGATGTGCTTCGGGAGAAGTTCCGTTCCTTTTGGGAACAAAATGCTTCACACCACCCTGTGAACCTGCCAGCTCACGGTCTGTCAGGACTTCGTCATCTCTTTTTGTACGACTCGGAAACCCTTGAGACTGGTACCCAGCTCTACAACCCATGGCAGGGAGTGTCGAACCGTCACCTGTGACTTTTCCTATTGGTGTCACCACCTCAACCCCGATATTCCACGGACTCGGAGTGATTATTCCCCCTCAACACTTGTCGTTGGGGCAATAACCGTAGTCACTTTGTTTAGTTGTCAAGACTCTCGTCCTGCGAACTTCCCTTAGAGGCTAATCTAAGTTCCATCCTTTTAGTCTCATTACTGAGGTTATCTAACGACGCTAAACCGCCGAAGGTTTTTGATATCAACTTTTCTTGAAAAGAAAAGGGGTCACGGTGACAAGTCACCAAAAAACAAGTTGATATCTCAACCATTAATTTTCAAAGAACGTATCAGAAACTTACTCTATAACTACGGATAGTGAGATTTGGATTCCGTGTTTCTGATTTGTTTTACAAACTTACGACATCGTTTTCAGATTGTCAAATAATTTTGTAAACTTTTTTTGATTGTGATAAATAAATATCGGTTAATCTTTAAAAGTTCTATAACTATAAATGTTTTTTTGTTTCTGTCAACCCCTCAGGGACAAAAAAGTTAAAAATAATTAATTGAAGAAGTTTCTTCTGATTTCGAAGTTAACGTCAACTTTATCTAACTTCTTGTTCAACCAATTCATCATATTTGATTCACTACTAAAAAGTTCAGTTGGGTCTTCATTATCTCTAAGTGGTAATTCAACAACTTTTTTAGCATCATCCAAATAATGAGCCCCACTATTTTTAGGTCCATATTTAATAACCCCATTGTCACCAACCAAAATTAAGTCATGAACTATATCATCACAGTCAATACCATTACCATTCACGATAATATATTCTAAATCTTGGAATGGACTATAAGACCTGTAACCATCAATGTGTGGTAACATTTCTCTTTCTTTGTTTGACTTATTTACTCTGAAATGTTCAGGTTGCTCTAAGTCTGGTTGTAATCTATAGTTGGTCGTCAGCTCCTCACCTTTTTTTATTGGTCGAGAGGCCACTAAAAATCTTTGTTTTTTTTTTAAAACATTGTGACAGTTTGGATTATCACTATGGTTGTGCATTTTACCTAAATCTGTAAAATCATAACTAACACCAGGTTTGTTTATAGTGTGTAAAAGACCAATGACTTCGTTTTCTTCTAAATCATTTTTAGCAAAGGAACCTCTACCTTGTATATTACTCCTATCAACATAATATTTTTTAACATCAACATTTTCTGTTATGTTACCAGATTGGTCATTGATTTTTTCTTTGAGTTTATTCACAAACTCTCTTTGAATCATCTTAACAAACTTAACGTATGGTGCGTCGTCCGCTTCAGGGTTATATCTATAAGGGTCCTGATTTGGTCTCTTAGCCCTTCCGAAGTAGTTAAGTGCTGAAATGTTTGTAATACATTTGTGTCCACCTGAGTTCGCTTCAATCATATCCCAAGCAGGAACACCAAACCTATCCAACACAGACCACTCTTCATCTTTTAAATCTTTTGATGGTTTAGCCATTATCTTCTTGATTGATGAAAGGTATTGTTCACCGTTCTCAATCTCACGTACCTTATCACCGTAGAATGCTTCAAGGTCAGCATCTGTAAATCCAACAGAACCTTCTTTAGCCGATGTTTCAGATACCCACTTAATAGTAGATAAAGGAATAATCTTATCTTCCAACTGACCTTTCCATTTCAACATTACCTCATCGGCAATCTCACCCAAGTTAACACCCTTGAGTTGTCTTTCTTTATTGAATGGATTACAAGACGCTTGTACCAATCCCATTGGCCATGCAATAACCAAAAAGTCAGCATCGGGATAGTTTTCAAACGGAACGTATCTATCATAAGCACCTGGCTTAGATAATGCCCCACCACCGTACTGAACGATGATACCGTCTTCAAACTGAACTCGTGAACTGTTCTGTTGAGACTGAATGTAATTCTTTTGGTTTGAACTCATCATCTCAGGAGTTGCATAGTTTTTCTCTTGAGCAATTCTCTTAGTGTTCTGTAAGATATTCAACAAAGATGGTGATGCATTCATAACCAACTCTTCTAAGAAACCTGGTTTGTTCTTATAAGCTAATAATAATTTGTTAGCTGCTAGCCCTAAAGCGAATTTATTACTTTGTAATGATTTGTCTTTATCTAACTTGAAGATAAAGTTCATGATGTCTTTTGGTTTCAACCCGTATTTTGCAAAGTCTGCAGAATCCACAGTTGATATCAAAGTGATATCATCTTGTGTGAAGATTTCTTTTGGTGAAACAACCTGAGATATTGTAGCTACATTTGAACGTGATGGTTTGAATGAAACTGAAGTATCTTTTTCAACACCTGTCTGTGTATCGTGGTGGTCTGTATGGATAACAAACATCGGTTTACCGTGAGCGAAGTCAACCAACACAGGCATTGTATCACCAGTCGCATCTTGTTTCTTTACAGCAAACTCTTTATCACCATATTGGATAACCTCAGAACCAACAACTTTAATACCGTTGGATTCCAAATATTCTCTCATGGCAATTGCAGTTGTTACTCCATCCAAATCTTGGTGGAAGTAAATCTTTGCCTTTGGGTATCTTTTCGCCAAAGCGTTAATGTCACGTAGACCCGATTCTTTAATTAACTTCTTCATCAGTCCCAACCGAAGTAATGTGCAATTTTATCAAATAAATCTCCGTAGTCAGACATACACTGTTTGAAAATGACTTTGTCTTTTTCTGGCATCGCATCCATTGTATCTTCACCCCAAACACCATCGGGGGTTACCCTAATCATTGACTGATATTTTGCAACTGCTTGAGCACTTTTAGAGTTAGGTAAATTACCAATGGACCCATCCATTTTTAGTGATTTACCTTCATCATCCTTTACATTTTTCTTATTCAAGAAACACTGAATACCCCTATTGTAGTTATATCTCTCAATGGTAGTCATACCATTGTTTAAATCTTCTTTTAGGTATTGTCTTGACGTGGCTTCGATGTGTAAACCAAGTATTCTACTTTTTTCTTGTTCGTTAATTCTGAATTGTTTCATAATCAAATTTTATTATAAATATCTTATTTTATCTAATCATAGAATCAATCGCTGAACCAATTTTTTGGTACACAGGATTGTTTCCATGTGGCTCTATGTTACCAATCGGTGGTTCAATCAAAATACCTCCTAGTTCCTTGTATTGTTTATAATAATCCCTTACCTGTTTTTCTGTAGTCCTTGCAAGACCACCCCAACCCCACGAACCTTGAACTACCAATATTCTTGTGTTTGGAAACTTCTCACCGATTGCTGCGAACAATCCCGCAACATCATCATTAAAAACCCTACCGAAGTTACCGTTAGTTCCAATTACTGTGATGACGTTTTCAACATTCTCATTGACATATGGATAAGCATTTACAGCATCCTTTAACCAGTTAACACCCATACCACCTTTCCAAAGTGATTCAACCCCACCTGTAGTTCCAATTCTTGATGCTTTAGATGTTGCGTTATCAACATAAGGTGTTTGAGAGTCACCAATAATAATATTTCTCGGTATTACAGGGACTTTTGTCTGAGACTCCACACTATCCTCATATAAGAGTTTTATACGTTGTCTATCTTGTTCATTAAGTATGAAAGGTTTTCCCATGTTTAATAAATATCACATAAATAAAAAACCCCTATTTAGTAGGGGTTTCTAATTGTATTTTAAGTTGATTTTGTTGTAATTGGTATTCCCTAACTCTCTTTCGTGCCACTTCACAGTAGTTCGGACTGATGTCCACTCCTATCCAAGACCTTCCCAACATCTCAGCAGCTAAACATGTTGTTCCTGAACCATTGAACGGGTCCATAATAACATCCTCTTTGTATGATAGAATCTTGATTGCCTTCCAAGGGATGTCCATTGAGAATGTTGCTTTGGTTTGTTGTTTGGTGTCAGCAAAGTAATGCCATTGTCCGTACACCAAATTGATGAAGTCTTTCTTATCATCATCAGCATACATCTGTTTCTTCTTTTGTTGACCAGGGTTCTTTGGGTCATCAATCATTTCAACCCAAGACTCCCATTGAGGTGTTCCTTTGACTTTCTTAGTGTGAACTTTTTTATACGCCAAGATTACACACTCTTTTGGATTGTAAATGTATGGTGATGAAGGACTCATCCAACTTCCCCACGCAGTTGTCTTGCTTCTATGTGGTGATGTCTCTTCCAAGTCAATGATACCAAAGAAACCAAAACCTATCTTTCTCATAACAGCCCATACCTCAGCTGAAAAATAAATTCTCCCACCTTTTGATTGGCGGTTAATCTCGTAAGGGATGTTGATGGCAATACGACCATCGTCTTTCAACACACGGTATGCTGCAGTCAACCACTCCTCCGTGAACTTCATATACTCCGTAAACTCTTTGTCATCGTCCCAACTATCATAATCAATCCCAACACCGTATGGTGGACTGGTAACCATCAAGTCGATTGAACCCTCCTCCATGTTGTCCATAAACTCAACAGTGTTTGAGTTCCAAATCTTTCCTTTTAATTCTTCTATATTCTTCATTTTTTAAGTAATTCTAATATTAAGTATAATAACATAATTGGCCACAAAAATACAGTGAAGACTCTCTCCCTCATAGTTAAACGAGTTTCGTCAATTCCGTATACTAACATCGATTCTACCATAAACGTAAACACCATACCAAGTAACAAATAAGTTAACATTTGCTCTCAATGAGTTCAATCTTACGTTGTAGATACCACAATGCTTTTTTAAGGTCTTGAAGTTCTTTATCGGTTTCTTTTTTCCCAGCTCTTGAGATATACTTCACAGTATTACCTAAATGGAAATCTAAATCCCAAGCCTCAATAACTTTGATTGCTTCATATTCATTGTTTTTACCGAATCGGTAATGGTCAGGATGATTAACCATCTTTTCTATTTCATTGGTTTGTGAGTCCATAATATCCTTTTCCATGTTCGCTTTCTTCCACCAAACCAAGTTCGATGTATTTGTTGATGATTTCCATCGCCTCTTCTTCATCTACCTTCAAAAGGTATTTTGCAATGAAAGAAATGTGTACTGGTTGTCTTAGCTTAGCCAAGAACTTTTCCTCATCTGTTGGCATACTTTTGTGATTTTGCGTCTTTTCGTTCTTTACGAATTTTTTTATCAGATAGATTTTCAGAAGTATTTTTTTCAACTTTCTTACTTTCCACCTTCACAGAACCTCTTACCTCTGTTTTCCACAGAGACTTTGAACAGTACTCCCAACCTTGCCATTTTGTTCCTACCATGTTGTTAGCGTCTTTGTCGTCGACTCGTTTGATTTCTCCAGTTTTTGTATTTCTGATTGTTTTCATAATATTTGTTTGTTTATTGTTATTATTCCTTAACCCAATAAAAGTCTAGTAAGGTTCTCATAAAGAATCTTTTAATGGGGTTAGGTTTGTTGTAAGTAGTAAATGCAGTACAATTCATCCTGTCTTTACTTCCTAAGCAATACCATCCTACAACCTTTTTCGGTTTTGGAAAGCTTGCGATTTTAGCTTCTAATATCTCTTGTAACCAATCTTTGCTAGTTTGTTTCATTGCTCACCTCCTCCGTAGGTTTCGTTGTAGTATTGTTCACCAGTTATTGGTAGTGTACTTTCAGGATAATCAATTCCATGAACTGTTCCTTTGTTGTATGCAGCTTCAATTCTTTCCTTCTCCATTTCTAAATACATATCCCAATTTACATTCATTCCTCTTGATTTGCATTCAATATCTAAGGCTTGAATAATTAGTTGTACTGCCGTTTGTTGTTTATTGTTTGTCATGTCCGTAGGTTAATGGTACTTCAATTACTTGAACTCCGCAATGGTCTGCGTTATCCCACAATGTTGAATCATCACAATTTAGAATCTCTAATAAATGCCTTGCTTCTTCTTCTGTTGTTTCTTTGGTATTGTAAATAATGAGAGTTCTTTTTGTGGTAACGGGTGCTAAATTCTTAAGGTGTTTTTCAATCATTGATTCGTGGAATTTTTCTGGGTAATTTTTAAGGTAATCTCTAATCGCCTCAGCAGTGTTTAGCAATTGTTCTTCAGTGTATAGTTTCATTTGTTACCTCCCTTGACTATTTCAATTAATTTTTTAAGACAAGCAAGTTCTGCTTCCTCGTAAGTTTCAAATCCAAATCCTTTTGTCCAATTTATTTGGTAGTAGTAAAACGAAAACTCTTTGTCGGTGTCTTTTTTAAATCCAATATAAGAATCTACATAGTGCTTCTCTCTAAACCATCTAAATGCTTGTGAGAATGTTGGTGCACGTACCCATCCGGGTCTTAACCATGTCTGGTCAGTTGTCAGAATCATTCTAATCTCGTGTTCTGGTTCCGGTGACCAACTCTCTTCCCAATTGCAAAAACACTTTTCATCAAATCCAAGTTGCTTTAACTCTAAAGCAAGTTCATAGGGTACAAATTCTTTGTTCATCTCCGTTTGTTGTTTATTGTTTGTCATCTCCGTACTTTTAACATACTCAACCTTTTGAGCGAATGTCATAGGTTCACTATTGCTAAATTGGTTATTAGGGTTTTCTTGTTGGGGTTGTTGTTTATTGTTTGTCATAGTGTTTGCTCCCTTGCGAAAATTTTAAATGTGTTTCCTTTACCATCACTAAATAGAATATTAGAATCAGACCTATTACCAATGGTCAAAATCAATTCTTTTGTGTCATCTTTGGGTCGTCCAAGTAATATAGGTTCATCATTATTGAATTGAAATACCCATTCTACATTTTCATATTTTTTAATTACCAATGTGAATAACTGGTCAAATGCCGTTTGTTTTTTATTTTTTGTCATTGTTTGTGTCTTTAACCCAATAAAAATCTAGTAAGGTTCTCATAAAGAATCTTTTAATAAAGTTAGGTTTGTTGTAAGTAGTAAATGCAGTACAATTCATCCTGTCTTTACTTCCTAAGCAATACCATCCT